CACAGCGTTCGCGGATCGCCTACCCCTGATTTTCGATTTCTCGTGCCGCTAGTCGCAGGAGCCCCTCTAGCGCGGCCTTCACCGTTTGTCGGCGGACTTCATCGCGGTTGCCGGGGAAGTGTTGAACCTCACTGGTCACGGTCTCGCCAACACCCCAGGCCAGCCAAACAGTGCCGACCGGTTTGTTCGGCGAGCCACCGTCCGGCCCCGCTACACCGCTGACCGCCACGGCAAATCGCGCCAGGCTTTTGTCCTGGGCGCCCCGCACCATCGCCTCGACCACCTCGACACTGACCGCGCCCACCGTCTCGAACAACCCGGCCGGCACATTCAACTGCTGGGTTTTCTGCCGGTTGGAGTAGGTCACATAGCCAGCCTCGAACCACGCTGAACTGCCCGGGATCCGCGTAATGGCTTCGGCGATCCCGCCGCCGGTGCAGGACTCGGCCGTGGTGACGTGGGCGTTGAGCACTTGCAGGCGTCGGCCAAGTTCAGCAGCCAATTGGGTGATTTCTTTCACGGCATGCTCCGGATCGTGTGGAATGCCTCCACCGTACACGAGCCGATTGCGCTTTCAATACACAGACTCATTCAAAATGTTCGGGCACCAACGCTCTGACATACGCCTGACAGGCCTGCAGGGCAATCAATCCGCGGTCGCCGCTGTCGGTGATGGCGATAATTCGTTGAGCATGCGCCGGGTCAAGTCGGGCGCGTACGGTTGCAGGATCCACGCGGCCGGCGCCGGCGGTGGCGGGCACGTTGCAGCATGGGGCAACGTCGCTGGCGTCGAGAAAGACTGACAACCGTACATCAGCAGTAGCAAGACGATCGCGCAGGCGATCCTGATCACGTTGGGCATCGCTCAGTGCTCGATAGTGGGTTTGTTCACTGGCGGCAAGCCGCTGCTCCAGTGCCAGGCGCTTATCCTGCTCGGCCTGTTGCGCGGTGGCGGCGGCGGAATTCTGTTGATTGAGTACCTCGGCGTTTAACCGAGCCAGCTCCGCCAATTGCCGTCCGTAGCGCCAGTCCTGAAATTGCCAGGCGGCTGCAAAGGCACCAGCGGCCAGCAACAAAATGCCGGTCACACGCCAGGGGATTGGCATAACACCGCCCTCGCCCGCGCCCAGATCTCCAGACGATCCTGCAAACCGTTCAACCCGCCGTTGATACGCCGGGTGATGGTGTTGAACTGGTCGCGGTCGGCCAGTTCGTTCAAGCCGTTCTGCTCCCAGAACCAAGCGGCGGACTCAGCCGCCCATTGCGGTTGTTCGAGCAGTTCGGGCAAGGACAGCAGGCGCTCATCGCCAAAAAGGCCAACGCTGCATTGTCGGTAATTGCTACGGCCAGTGATTTGTATCAGCCCACGTCCGCGATACTTTTGCCCGTCGCCATCAGCCTCTGGCGTATTGCCCAGACGCAGGGCCAACGTACCGGTGTCGTACTTGCTCAGGTATTGGTTGTTGCCCAACTCTCGCACATACCGCAGTTGCCCCGACTCGTGGCCGACCTGCGCCAGAAACGCAGCCATGCGTTTGGGGGTATCGATAAGACGACGAGTCATGGCGGCGTTGAGCACAGAAACAAAAACGCCCGCTTGGGAGCGGGCGTTGGGCATGATGTCGATAAGGTTGTTTTCAGTTATTTGCATAATGCTTGATCCTCCCTGGATATGGCCCCGATTGAATCACGGCTGACGGCCAATGCCTGCCAGCCATTTATTTGCCAGAGTTTTCAGGGTACCCGCTGCCGCCTCAGGTGTTTCGTCCAATGGCAGCACCTGCCCGCCCGATGACAGCCACGCCTGATACTCAACCCAGTCGCGATTGGTCGGGTCCTGCGGGATGAATGCTGAATCCTCCATGCGCAATACGCCGCAAGGAGTCAGTTGATAGGTCATGAGTTCACTCCTAGATTTCAGCGTCGGCTGTCCATTCAATCTGCAATGCTTGACCGGGCACGCTGTTGGGGGGCGTTACCGTGCTGATCGCGAAAGTACGCTGGGTCACCCCGTGTATGAATGTCCCCGTACACGCTGTTTGTGCCGTGTAGTTCCAAACCTGATTGCTTGTATTTGCAGGGCAATACAGCACAACAGTCGGTTGCACTCGCTTGAGTACCTGCATGTGGATGGCCAGGCCATATTGCCCAGCGTTGCCTCCTGCCGACTGGCTAAACGAAAGAATGCACGTGCCGGCGCCATTGTTCGCCTGAATCGGTAGACGGTTGGCGAACGACTTCTCGAAGTAACGCTGACAGAGCATCAATTCTTCAGCAACCGGACGGTATTCGAAAGGCGTGGAAACAGGCCCCTCTTCCAACTGGATCTGCGCCAGATCAACCGTCTGTACGACGTTGAGCGGCAGGTCGAACGCCAGTCTCAGGCAATCATTGGTGCCGAGCATTTTCCCGGCAATGGTCGGCACCTGAAATGTTGCGCTGTACTTTGTCCAGGCAGTGTTCAACTGAAAGACTTCGACCGCTTTGGTCACGGGTTCCGAACCACTTGCGCCAAAAAACTGCGTAACCGCTACTTTCAGTGCGCGCGCCGCATCAGATCGCGCCCAGAACGTGACGGTGGCGGTTTTCCCGGCAAGGGTTCGCACCGATTCAATGGCCTGGGAGATTTTGTGTTCCGTTGCGCCAACGCCAGCCGTCGTCTGCTGCCAGCGCAGAAAAGAGGCCGGCTCATCAGCCACCTCGGTTTGCCCTGGGACGAAGCTCTGCCGGCTGATCGCCACAGCCGCGTTACCGTTCCAGTCACAGCGAAACCGGTCTGCCACGTAACCACCCACATTCGGTGCCTGGTTGGCCGTCCCGCGTTGCCAGATATCGAAGCCACCATTGATCAACAGATTCTTGCGGTACACCTGCACCGGGAATTGCTGCAACGGGTCGGGTTTCGCTAATTGCCGAATCGCCTGGGCCAGTTGATTGGTCTGCTCTTCATCCGGGGTCAAACCGGCGGCCGTAATCGCGCTGAGAATTTCCTCGGTGACGCTGTTGCCCCAACTGGCCGGGATCAATGAGCCAGGCTTTCCGGCGATAGGGTCTTCGTCGACAAACCTGCCGTTCTCCAGGCCTGAGCCGGGAACGCTTTTTGGGTAATCCACTTTCAGCTCCTTTCAGGTCGCATGAAACGCCAACGCCCGCATAGGCGGGCGTTGGTAAAAATGGCTGTAACACTCTGTTCAACTCGCGACATCAAGCCACAGCCAGCATTCGCATCAGCCAGTCCGGCGGTAAAGGTCGACTCGCGTCTGCGGGAAACCCCGTGCTCGACGGCCAGTCCCGCAGCTCCTGGCGATAGTCCAGAAGTTCCTGATGGTCCTCGATGCTCAGGCTCATCGGTCTGCCTGCGGCCTCCTCATCCCGATCACGATCAACCAGCCATTGGCTGGCCAACAGCTGCCCGTCGCGCCATTTGCGCGCCAGCATCGAAAGTTCGGCATCCGACAGCGGCGCAGCATCGATCAGCACTGGCAAACCATCGGCATCATGGCTGCGGATTTTGCCGGGCGCAGGGTTGCCGATCACCGCGATGAAACGCTCCTCAGTGATCGGTACTGCATCGCTCGGCATGCTTGGATTGATGCCGGACAGGTACACACAGCCTGTGGACTGACTATAAAAACGGTTCATGGTTACTCCTCAGCGTCCGAACGCGATTGCACAAAAGCCGCAAGGCAACAGTTCCGAGTACAACGTGAAACCGTTCTGATTTTTCGCACCCAGCGAAACACTGCCCGGAGCCGATCCATTCAAAGTGGATGGAAATACCGCAAGGCAAACGTTGGGAAACGCCAAGGTAAAACTCGAATATGCCCCTTGAATTCCTAAGGTCGACAGTCCGACCCACTGAATGATGAAACCACCCAGCCAGGAAGGAAAAACAATGTAGCCGTTGGTGGTCAGACTGGTAGAAAAGCCAAAGCGCAGCGTTTTCGGCGTCACGATCGTGGTGGTATCCGCGCCACTGTCGGTCTGCGCCTGAGTAGCTATCTTCGCCACCCCGGCAATGCTTTCGCTCGCCTGCACCACGCGTTTGGCGATGGCTTGAAAAACCCGTAACGGAGTCATGCGTTTAACGTTGTCGGTTCCCTGCTCCGCGTCTTGAACACTGGCCACAGGCACCACACTCTGGGTGATTTTCTGCTCGATGGCAGACTTCAATTGAGCGTTGTCCTGCTCATCCGCTGCGAGGCCAGCCGACTGAATCACATTCAGCACTTCCTCAGTGACAGCATTGCCCCACTGCGCTGGAATCAAAGACCCGATGGCCCCGGTCAACGGGTTTTCGTCGACAAACCTGCCGTTGACCAGGCCGGTGCCGGGCAAACTTTTTGGATAATCCATTTCACTTCTCCTTGTAGAAATCAGCCGTTCACG